TTTTTGGCGGCCTTCAATACATGTCCCGAACCGACAATTGGCGCAGCTAGGTGTCATTGATCGTTCTCTGCTAAGTGGCAATTACCCGAATACTTTTCGGGCGGCTATCTCGTTGTCATAAAGGCCGCATCCCCAATAGGACGGCCCCTTGGGATTGAAACTTCCATCATTCCATGGCGGAACGGACATAAGTTTCGCGCAGGCATCAACAAAACTTTCGGCTTCAGTCTCGCCAATTTTTCGAGCCTTCGCCGAATTCCCGCTTGCCTGATAGCCCTCCATCCACACCTCAAACCTTTTCATGACTTGTCACTTATCTGCTGTTTGGTTACACGGCGCAGTATTCGCCGCAGCCTTTGATGTTGAGGGCCATGTGGATGTCCTCGCCCTCGTGACCGTCTGGCGCGTTGCAGCCATCGTAGCGGTCCCACAGGGCCTTCAGATCGGCTTCTGGCATAGCAACCAGCTTGCGGACGCGATCATCCCGCATCTGCTTCAGAATCCATTCCCCTAAAACGTTCATTTCACGAAGTCCGATATTGGGCGGCCGGTCCACGCCATGAACCTCGCTGCCATCATCTCGTATAGCTCCTTCGCATCACTTTCTGACGCGGGACCGGGATCGAACCCATAGTGCTTCAGGTAGGGCCGTCCATTGTTGCACATGCTACGGATATGCGCTTCATGGCACGTCCGCATCAGCCATCCAGGTTCAAAAGTCATTTTAGCGTTTCCTGCTGAATTGCGAGCTTTCCTGCTTCGGTAATCCGATATCTCGTGCCGCCCAATTCGGGGCCATGGGCCTGTATCCAACCGCGCTCAACAATCCGCGCCAGAATGGTGCGGCCCAGGGTTGGAACGATGATAAAATCTCGATCAAGAAACGTCCCGTTTCCCCGCGAAAGTTCGCGTAGAGTTGGAATCGCCTTATCGGGTAAAGCTCGGGGCATCGACTATTCTACCTAAGAACGTGCATTGCCGGCGAACGGCTGCCACTCAATGAGATAGTACAGGATCGAACCTTCGCTGCCGACCTCATTCCAGACCTCGTCTTGGTAGAAGGCGATGGCCGTGTGTTTCTTCCGGCTGCGGTCGCCAAAATCATGGCCGCGGGCTCTGATCCATGTGCCATCGGTCGGCGCGCTGCTCATCGGATTCCACTTCGTCATATGCAAGCATCCTGTCTATATAGTTGCAATCGGCGACTTGATCGTGCAGTCCCGTGGTGACGTGCATTCGCCGCGGCGCCGACAGTGCGTCGAAGGGCAACTATCCCAAGGCTTAGTCTTGAATAGATAGAGGCCCTTCCTTGCTAGCATGCGTGTGATGAAATCGGCCTCCTCTAAGGAGGCGCCGGCAGCCCAGATGTCCGAAGCCATGGCCCTGAAGGCTTCGCCATTCTGGGACTCAGCTTCCACTACCTCTGCCCATGCCGTCTCGAAGCTCTTGCTCGTTAGTGGGTCAGTCATGGCTTTCTCCTGGCTAAAACTGTCTTTGTAAAATCTGGCAGCTTTATCGTTGGCGGACCAAGCTGCTCGTAATGCTTCCGACGTTCGGCTTCCATCTCGATCTGCTGCCGGTACCATGAGCGCGTCGCCGCGTCTTCCTGACCTAATCGGCGCCCACTTAATTGAACCCGATAGTCGATCTCTTTTTCAATATCCATGATCGTTCCCGACGCGTTAGGTCGGTTCCTTCAGCTTCTCGTTCTCTTTGGCGCGCTCAAGCGTGTTGTGCATAGCCATCAGCATGCAGGTAAGGCCGCCCTCAAGCGTTTCTAGTTCCTCACGCCACCCGCGAGCGAATGCAAAGTCGCTCATTTGGCCCCGTATCGTAGCAACCTGAGAACGCCATTCGGTCATCAGTTCGCTGAGGGGCTTCGATAGGTCGGTGCCGTAAATAGGCTTTCGGCTAGGCTCTGGCATGATCTCTCCCGTATAGGGCGCGTTAAGCGGGAATCCGGCCATCAACGATCTTGCCGGCCTCGGTGATAGTCCATTCTAGATGGGCCTTGGCTTTGTCGACGTTAGGTTGCCACCTCACCTTGACCAGAGACCGAGTTTCCAGCGCTTCGATGCTTGGAAAGGCCGCGATGTCGTAACCGATCTTGCGCCAATCATCCGGTGCACGCTTGAGTACTCGCTGCATTGCGGCTGAAAGTTTGATCGTCATGTCTGCTCCTAACTTGCCGTTTTGGCTGCTACTCGATCCAGCCGTTCGATCTCGGCAACAATCAGGGCACCAGCTTTCACCAGATCGCGCCGTCGATTCTTTGGCTTCCACCAAAAGTCGGCCCAAGGCCACAAAGGCAAATAGCTTGTGTAAGGCTTATATCCGGTGCCAGCCAGTTGCTCGGCTTTGAAGACGGGACCGCTGGCGGCATAGCAAGCCGCGGCGTTAGCCATTTCATCCTTGTTATGGCAGTCGTCATGATCGAGGGTCCATCCTTCGACATCCATCTGCCGGCGTCGTTCGGCTGCAATGTCTTCAAGTGCTGTCATCATTGTTTCCTTAAGCTGCCATGAAGGCTAATCGGCTTCGACGTCGCGCGTGACCAGGATCAGCTTCCCGTCGCTCTGGATCGCCTCCATGATCGCATTGCCGCAGCATCCGTAAGCTGCACACCAGATCGGCGTATCAGCGGCCATGTTGAAGTCGCCGCCCTTGTATCCTTCGTAGGTGCCTCCAAGCGCCTTTGAGCACTGCTCTAGGAACGAAGCGACGGTTACTTCAATATCCGTGCGGCCAAAACTTAGATCGCTGTAGTAGCCGCGGTAGCTATCTTCATCCCCAGGCGAGCCAGTATCGGCGCCTCCAAAAATGACTGGGAGGGTCGGATCGGAGCCCTTGAGGATGTCTACCATCTTCCCGAGCGTCATCTGATAGCGGCCACGGGTTTTCCGCGAAGACTCGTTCATCACGTCAACTAGCTTTTGTAGGTCCATGGATTGTTCCTTGTCTGTGCATTAGGCCGCTTCGGCCGGCACCGTCACCTGGTCACGCGTAGAGATGCGAATCTCCCACTCTCCGTCAGTTCGATCGCCGCAGACCAAATCCGGCCACTTGTCGCGGCCGAACTCCAATGCCTGCTCCCGATCTTTGAACGGACCGATTCGCTCTCCGTCTGGTGCAACGACGAACACGCTGCCTGACTTCTTGGCCATGATCAGAACCCCTGCCACAACAGTAGCCCCACAGCCGCCGCGCATATCGCGACGACCAGAAACGCAAGGCGCCATCCGGTCGGCGGGTTCACCGCGCGCTCGCCCTGGCAAGCGCATCAGCTTCGGCAACGGAACACCCGGCACCGAGCAGGAGGCGAAAGAGATAGTTATAGTCTCGCGGAGCGCGGGTCATATCGCGCGCTCGTGCTCGGGAGCGGAGTAGACGCGGGGAATCTCGGGCGCTACGGGAGGGGGCAGCGTCTCGGGCGCGAGCGGAGGGGCGGGAGCGGGCGGCGCGGCTTCTGCTTCATCCGCCGCCTCCTTCAGAAGCTCGTCGATAACGGCCACGGCGCCGTTGAGGCGATTCGCCTGACCGACGATCTGTTCGAGATTCGCGATGAGCGCGCCGCGCTTGGCCTGCAACTGTTCGATGGTGGGCATGGGTAATCCTTGCATGGTGAAATTTACAGGCGGGGACTTCGCGACCCTTCGCAGTACGAAGGCCGGACGCTTATCCCGTGGCTGGTATGGTGAGCCACCACCATATCCCCACCTCAATCGCAACCGTACCCGTTAATTACGATTTGTCAACGCTGTTTCGAAAAGATATCGGGCGCTAGGCCGCTGGCGTAGAGCGGCGGCGACTCGACTTCGACCAAAGGGCATTCCCGCGTGTCGTCGCGGTCCCACTTGACGCGGCAGAGGCGGCATTCCGTGCCGCCGTCGCGGGTTGAGCGAGCCTGGCAGCCCCGCTCACTCACAGCGTTTTGCGCCAGAATAGCGTCTCTTTTGCCCACGGGCGTTCGGCTTCTACGAGGCGATAGCCGGCGCGAGCAAAGCTGTTCGACGACGCCGGGTTCTCAATGCTCGTTTCTGTGATGAGGTGCGTCCAGTCGGTCGAAACTCGCGCACGTTCCTCGCGCGCCGCGATCAAAGCGGCCTGAATGCCCTTACCTCTATGCTCTTTGAGGACTGCCGCTCGTTTCAGATATCCGATGCGCGGGAAGGGTTCGAAAGGCACCATGCCCGCGAACGCCACGAGCTGCACGCCTTGATGCACTAACCACCAATACCCATCATTGAGGTGACGTTCTTTCAACGGCAAGAACTCTTTCTTGAACAGACCGTTGAATCGCTGGATTTCGTCAGTGAATTTAACACCGACGACCTCGGTTATCTTGTAGTCGCCCATGTGCAGATTGATGGACATCAATAAAACGCTTTCGGGTCGAAGCCGTGGAATTTGCAGACTCGCGCAGCCAGAATGCGAAACGCGGCATTATGCGTGTCGTTCGATCCGCGCTTACTTTCCATGCCGGTTTCTTCGAGATGCAGGTGAATCATCTCGTGGGCCATTAGCACCATGAGAGTCGTCGTATGCGCCACACGCCCATAGGATCCCGTAATGGTGTGGCGTTGGCCATCCCACTGATACCAGCCTTGCTTCTGTCTGGTACGAACCACCTTGAAACCGACTTCTTCCGTCTCCGGCAAATGCCACTTGTTGAATGGTGGCGTAGCCTTCAGATACTCATAAGCGCCCGCCAACATCTCTTTGGTGAGCGGGAGGGTCATTGCATCGCCCACACCAGCGCGCCGAGCAGCAATGCCGCCCCGAGCACGTAAGGCAACAAAAAGATGAGTGCGGGCCAGTGAGCCATTAGGCTGCCACTCCCCTCACCCGAGCCAGCACCGCTAGAGCAGCGTTCGCGGCACGGGTCTGCCCGATCGCATCGTTAAGTGCGACGTGCGGCGGCGGCACGGCATATGCCTTATTGTCGATCCCCGCCAGATTGTAGAGCGTGCGCGTGCATTGGATGTTCCAGAACTTCCACGGCACCGGAACCGCAGCTCGGCGGAACACCTCGCCAAGCAGCGGCGCGTCGAATGTCGCGCCATGGCACCAGATCATCCGCTGGAAAGCATCCGGCTCAGCCCAATCGAGCCACTGGCTGATGTATTCAAGCGCAGGCACGAGCGGGAGCGCGTCGCGCGTAGCGGCTGCCCACGCGCCGGGGTGCTGCGCTTCCTGGTCAATCCACCACGACATCGTGCCGGGGTCGCGCTCAAGCCCGAGCGCTTCCTGATCCGGAATGCTCAAGTTCAGGGTCATTTGCGCCTCGTCCGAAAAACGAACGAACGCAGCAGAGAGGATGATCGCGCCGGGACGCGTGCCCAAAGTTTCGATATCGACCATGATGTGGGTCATGTGAGCCACCACACCAGCGGCAGCCAACACGCGGCGCCGACGGCCCTCGTGTAAATGAAGCGCATGACTTCTCTCCCCGCGCCAGCAGCGCTATTCCAGAATCAGGACTTGCAACCCGAGTGCCAGAGCGGTTGCACGTTCGGCCGTTGCGCCCTTGGAATTTTCCCATCCTGGTAAAAGCCCGATTGCGTCGGCTTCGGCACAAATCCATGCGAGATCGGCGCCTAGCGCTTCGCGAAGATTGAAGCCGTGCTGTGCAGTCGCCAAGGACTCATCGCCAGTTGCGTTGCCCACGGAAATGTCCGTGCCGTGTTTCTCATTGTCGCGTGCGGCGGGATTGAACACCTCATGCCCTTCCGCCTCCAATTTCGCCGCCGCGGCGTAAAAAGCTGGGAAATTGAATTCGGGAATCCCGCGCATCGGGCCGGCTACGTAGATTTTCACACTGCATCTCCTTCGTGGTTGATGGTTACGCCCTTCAATCGATTCGGCACCAGATCCGCTGCCGGCGGAACGATGCGGCATGGCCCTTCACCGCACACGCGGCAGCTCGCACCCCGTCGGGACTGCACGACCAGGCAGTCACGCGCTGCGTCCCTCGTCTGTCTCATGCCGGCTCCTTTTCCATGGCCGCAGCTCGGCCCAAGTCCGTGATCTCGACAATCTCGCCGATGCCCCTATGCATCAGACCAGCGGCCACCAGGCTCTCAAGGTCGTCTTTCCAGATGGTCGCGCCCTGCCCGTGCTCCGACTTGACGCGCAGTTGCGTATAGAGGAAGTGCCATTGCCATTGCATCGGCCGGTGGCGGACGTGGAATTGGAGAAAGAGGCGCTGGCTGGCGTTGAGAGTCACTTCTGCCGGTCCCCCTTCGTATCGAATGCGACGCTCTCGAACGTCCATGACGACCAAGCGGTGCGCTCCTTGGCTTTACCGATGCCATACGCAGCGAGCGCGGCAGTTGCCACGAGGGCCACGATAGCGGCGCCGCGCTGGTTCAGCATGTTCGCCCCAAAGCGCGGGCTTCATCGCGCTCGGCGGTCAGTGTCAGCACATCGACAGTGAGACCGTTTATCTCTTGCAGCAGGGCGTCGCACTTTACCTGTAGCTGGTCGCACTTCGCGCGCCACGCATCCCGCTCGCGGCGCAGAGTATCTTTCTCCGCTACGTCACGAAGCTGTGCCGCTATAGCTTCTGGATTCGGTTTTCCAAGTGTCCGGTATTCGGGCTCGAAAGGCATTCCCCGCTCCTGCTCTGCCCATATCGCTACACGTTAAAAACGAATTGTCAACAGTAATTGGTAAAATACCCGTCCAAGCTAATCAGTCAAACGCGCCATCGCATATTCGCCAGACTTACCAGTCGCTATCAAATAGCGCAGAAAGCGTTGCGCTGGCGGCGGAATTTCTCGCTCGCCGCATGCCCATCGACGCGATGTCCTCTCGTCGACGCCAAGTAATCGTGCGCCTCCGGCTTGGGTTAAGCCGAGGGCTTCAAGCGCGGCGCGGTATTCATCGGGGGTCATTTGGGCGCCAACGACAGCATGTCGATGTTGAGCACCAGATAGTGCCCGCTATCGTCATAATTTTCGTACCAGCCCTTTCCTGCCAAGCTGTCCTTCAGATCATCCAAGTGCCAGCGTCGGCTCGGATGCGCGAAGTGTTTGTGTTGGAGAAGGTTGGCAAGCGTGGTGAACGTTCCGGGTTCGCCGATGTATTGATAAAATACGTTCATGACTCAGACTCCAAACTTCGGCAGCATGGCCCGCGCAACAGCGCGATATTCGACAGCGGTCAATTCCGTGACTGTAAACTCAGTGCAGCCCTTGTCGGCGATCTGAGCGATGTGAAGGTCGCGGGATGCCGCACCGTTGACGTGCAAGGTATTAGCGGGGCGGTCGGCGTTGTCCTTGGCGCAGAAGTAAGCCGGATATTCAATGCGATAGAAGGTCATTTTGCTCTCCATCACCGGGCAGGATTGCCCTTGCGATGTATCCCTTATAGGGCCATTGGCCCTGCCTGTCAACATCTAATATGGGAGTGGCGGCAACTTTTTTAGTACGGCAGTGGTGGCAGCGTGGTCTTTTTCGGCGTCGAGGAACGCGCCGATGACTTCCGCAGCGAGGAAGTGCTCCAATGCTCGATCCGGTACACCGGCTTTCCGGCCACCGTCACGAAATCGTCGCCGCCTTCCGGATCCTCGCGGCAGTCGACCTGGTCCTCACCGACACCCTCTTCTGCACAGACGCTCTCCACGATCCACTCCCACGCTCCCGACGGGCCGAAGTGGCTGGCTGTCGCCCAGCGCCGACCGTCCAGATGGCATATGGAAGTCCAGCAGGTGCGCTTCGGGAGCGGGAATGGCGTGACGTTGGAGTTGGCGGCGGGCGTGGCGGGTGCGAGGGGCAAGGTTTGGGTCACGGAAGTTTCCTTTTCCAGTATGAGTTCGATGAGCAGCGCAGCGGCGAGCTGGTATTCCAAAGGGACGCGCGACCAGTCGAGCGCGCGGATTTTGGCTAGGAGGGCATGGTGGGTCATGCGTCGTCCGCTCTCAAGAAATCCTCCCAATTACTGTCGCTCATTGGAAAAGCTTGGTCTTCATCCCACGAGCATTCGGTGCACTTCCATTCGTCCGAGACGATTCCGACACCGACGTCAACTTCATTTCGCCAGCATGGGGCGCCGCATTCCGGACACTGCATATCACTCTCCCTTCAATTCCGCCTCGGCAGTCTCGGCCGCTTCCATTGTCTCGTGCGAGCTGAGGCATTGATAGATGCCGCTCAGCGGGCATCGCTCCCAAACGAAGAATGTCGTCTTGCCGCCGGTCGAGGTGCTTGTGATTCTGGTGGTCACAGCCCAATCGCGCCCTTGATCGCGTCGACGCAATAGTCCGCGCTCATCGGCTGATAAAAGCAGCGCCGCACAACCTCGCCCGCATCGATTTCGGAGGGTAGTCGATAGAAGTCTATGCGTTCCGCAGCGAGCTTGCGGATGACCTCTTGGCGATATCTTTGACCGCGAGAGAATACTGAGGGGTCGTACATCGGCTGCTCCTATTGGTTTCTCTACCGCCCCGAGCCGGGTAGCCTTGCGGCGCCCGGCGTTTTCCTACTGCACCGATTCGAACGCTAATTGCTCGCATTCCGCAGTCGTCTTTCCCGCTACGAGACCGCGCAGCATTGCTTCGCGTGCTTTCTCGTTGGAATGGTGAACCTCGAACGACTTCATTACAGGTCGTCGCGCTGTATAGATTGGCTCCAATCGCGCTAAGACACGGTTCCATGCAGAACGCCATTCAGCAGCAGTAGCGGGATCGGCGCACATTTTGCGCGCTTTAGCTGCGATCTTATCGCGCTCTGATTTCATGCTGCCACCAGCTTGTTAACGTCGCCGAGCGCGCGAACGTGAGTGTAGTTGATGCAATCCCAAGCTTTGCCGCGCTGCACGTAGACGCTGGAACCTTTGATCCGGAACATATCGATGTGCTTCGCCTTGTAGATGGTCGAGCGGGTCGAAGTGGTCAGCTGGATTTCGTTGCCTGCCGCCAGGTTTGCAGTGATGAAACGAAACATGCGGCGCGCTTTGTGGAGAGCGAGGAAGCGGCCTACCTTCATCTGTTCGTTGGTCATTTGCGTTGCGCTCCGTTTCGGTAAATACGAACATACGCGATATTTACGAATTGTCAACACTCTGTCTACGGTTCCGTTGCACTTTGTAAAATTATTCAACGATTTCAGCGGTCCTTCGAAGCGATTTCCGTAGACCATAGACCACGGCAGACCATAGACCGGCACAGACCGGTGTTTTTCTATTGTTACTCCCGGTGTAGTAGACACTATCATAGTCCCCCACCCCTCCCCCTCTTCGTCTTTTACAAATACACTGTGAGACTTAGTTCTTTGATTTGATGTTCTATTCTAAAGCTGGGATATAGCAGTAAAATCAACGATGGCAGTAGACCAAGAGTAGAACTAGACCAAAAGCGTCTCTCGCTCACTGGAAAATGGCCCTCCCCCATACACCCTCTTGTCTTTTTCCTTATTTGCGATATGTTCGCATAACGGAGAACTGACATGCTCATTGATATTGAAATCAAACTTGAAGCCAAACTCGCTACGTTGAAAGCCATGCAGGATGCCCGCCTGGCAAATTGGCTCGCCGAAGAAGCGCGCATTCAAAGTCATCTCGAAGCTAGACGCGCTGCATGGCTAGTTGAGGAAACCGGTCGCAATGCAAAAATCTCTGCTCTCAACGCGCGTTTGATGGCCAAGCGTGAAGCGCGATTTGTGAAAGAGCAAAAGACGCAAGCGATTTTGAATGAAATGAGGGAGGCGGCAGTGAGACGGGCTGAAACGATGTCGGCCTTTAAGCCGGTGAGTCCACCCCTTCCATACTGATCTGCGGTCATTTCGTATTTAACGTAACATTCACCACCACGGCCCTATCCTGCCTGTCCCCGCCCGTCGCGGCCACCGCGTCACCAAGTCAGTAGCTCCATGTGCACATGGGCTGACACGAGGATTGGCCCCATTCGGTGCGGAGCGCGGCGTGCTTCGGCATGCCGCGCCAGAATTGGAGGACGGCAGCGTGGCGAAACTGAGCGCGGCGGAACGCAAGAAGATACCGGACAGCGAATTCGCCGGGCCGGATCGCACCTATCCGATCGAGGATCGAGCCCATCAAGAGGCCGCCATTCTGGATGCGCACGGTCCTGATGCTGAGGTCATCAAGCGCAAGGCCGAAGCCAAGCTGGACAAGCATCCGACGCGCATTGCCATTCGCCGGGCGAGTGCCTCCATCCATGGGAAGGGCTAGGCGCAATGCTCACCACCTACATGTTCGTGGCGTTTTTGTTGCTGCCCGGTATGCCGGCGCAGATCGACACGCGCGAGCCAATGGACTCGCTTGAAGCGTGCCAGGCGCGCGTTGCCGAGGTGCTTGAAGCGGTCAAGGAGCACGAGGGCGAGCAATACAAATTCCTCGTCGGCTGCGAGCTGACCGGTAAGAAGGCGGATCCCGCGTGACCTTCCTCGCGGCGGTTGGATTGCTTGCGGCGGGCGCGGCGATCGGCGCCGCTTTCATCATTTGGGCTGTTGTGAACACCCCGCCGAGGTTGCCATGGTAAAACAGGTTCTCTTGTCTCAGATCGGCGATCCCAAGGCATTCGCTGCCACGCTGGAAGCGCACCGCGCCGCGCTCGCCGCGCATCGTATCGGTCCCACCGGCATCGCCGCGCCTCAGGCTCATCCCTTGGTGGATTCGCTGGTGCAGCGCGTGCCGGCAACCGGCCCCGTGGCCACGCGCGGCCCCGATACTTTTCAAATAGCGCCTTATGAGATCGTTGACGATACGCCGCGTAGCCCCGAGGCCAACAAGGCGATCAGTGTACTTCGGGAGACGCTTGGGTCGTGACTCTTCCGCCCCTCCCCTATCCGGCGCCGATCCGGCCGCGCAAGCCGCTGAATGCGGAACTGCTGAGCAAGAAGGACACGCTGCACAAGGCGATCCTGCTAGCGGCGGAATACGTCGGCGATGAGATGGCCGATACTGCGGCGGCGAGGGGCGAGACACGCCCCGACGGTCTCATGGGCTACCTAGAAATGGTCGCGCGCTGCGACGTCAAGGCATTTTGCGGCCTGCTCGGGCGCGTCTTGCCGACCACTCTCAAGGGTGAGGGCGAAGGCGGCGCGATTACCGTTGAGATCGTGAAGCTCGCTTCCGATGGCGGCCTCTTGGTGCGCAATGCGAATCCAACTGCCTAACGGCGGCTGGCGCCCCCGACCATATCAGCAAGCCATGTGGGATTACCTGGAGCGCGGCGGCAAGCGCGCTATCGGTGCGTGGCATCGGCGCGCGGGCAAAGACGATGTGCTGTTGCATCGCACCTGCGTCGCGGCGTTCGAGCGGCCGGCGACCTACTGGACGGCCCTACCTGAATATGCGCAGGCGCGGAAAGCGCTATGGGCCGCGGTCAATCCCCACACAGGCAAACGCCGCATTGATGAGGCATTTCCGCAGGAGCTGCGCGCCTCGACCAATGAACAGGAGATGTTCATTCGGTTCCACAATGGCTCGACGTGGCAGCTCGTAGGATCCGATCGCTATAATAGCCTGGTCGGCGCGGGCGTGGCCGGCGTGACGTTTTCCGAGTTCGCCTTGGCCAACCCGTCGGCGTGGGGCTACATCCGGCCAATGCTGGAGGAAAACAGCGGGTGGGCTGCGTTCATTTCGACGCCGCGCGGTCGTAACCATTTCAAAAGCATGTTGGAGCTGGCGGCGAAGCGGCCCGAGACATGGTTCGCGCAGACCCTATCCATTCACGACACTGGCGCGCTCACTGCGGAGCAGATCGAGGAAAGCCGTAGCGAATACATAGCGCTCTACGGCGAGGATATCGGCAACGCGCAATTCGCGCAGGAATACGAAGTCTCCTTCAATGCCGCTATTCTCGGCGCCTTCTATGCGCGCGAGATGACCGCGGTGCGCGCCACGGGGCGCATATGCAATGTGCAGCCGATACCGGGGCGGCCGGTGCATCGCGCATGGGATATTGGCGTGCGCGACGATACGTCGATCTGGTGGTTTCAGGTCGTCGGCAATCGTATCTATATCCTTGATTGCTATACGGCTTCGGGCGTTGGCGTCGACCACTATGCGGAGATCATCCAGAAGCGGCGCGATGAGCACGGCTTCGTGGATGGTAACGATTACGTGCCGCATGACGCCAAGGTGAAGGAATGGGGCACCGGCCGGACGCGCGTCGAGACGATGACGATGCTGGGCCTAAAGCCGATCGTGGTGCCACTCGCTGGCAAACTCGACGGTATCAATGCGGTGCGGGTGACATTGCCCAAATGCCTATTCCACCCGCGCACCGAGGACGTCGGTATCGCCGCAATGGAGCAGTACCGCCGCGAATGGGATGATGAGAAAAAGTGCTTTAAAGCCAATGAGGTACACGATTGGACCTCAAATTTGGCCGATGCATTTAGGTATCTCAGTATGGTATGGCGGACTATACCGGTGCATATCGATATATCGCTGCCGGTGCCGAAGGCCGGGCAGACAATGCTCCCGCCGCCGCCGGATTACCAGGAACGCGCGGGGAAGCGGATTCGGCTGTAGCGCAACGCTTCGTTGACATTTCGTTTGTATCGTGTCGGTTCACGCAAGGAATCCGCCCGGTGCTCATTGCCCCCGCCGCCTCTCAACGATGCACGGCACCTGAATTGACAGGTCGCGCTCGGGACGCCGAGACCGTGGGGCATTCCCTTGGCAGATAGCACCAGCCTCGACACGTCGGTCCCCGGCCTTGACGGCGGCTCCAGCACCGATACCCCCGGCGCGACGCCGGGCGAGCCGAAGGCGTCCCGCGGCTGGTTAAAGATGATCAAGGACGCCGAGAAGGCGTTCCACGAATATCAGATCAAAGCCGACAACATCGACAAGCAGTATGCCAATCTCGAACGGCTCGCCAACACCACGCGCGACCGCGAGATCCAACTGTTTTGGGCCAATATCTCGGTCATGGCGCCGTCGTGTTATTCGCGGCCGCCCGTTCCCGTCGTCACCGCGCGTTGGAACAAAGACCAGGAATTGCCCCGCACCGCGTCGGAAATGCTCGAACGCGCCACCATTATCACGTTCGAGAAAGAGGGTATTGACGGGGTAATGCGGCTGATCCGCGACGACCTCGTCATTCTGGCGCGCGGCGCCGCGTGGTTGCGGCTCGAAACCGGCAAGAAGGGCACGCGCTCGTGTATCGACCATGCGGATCGCAAGGATTTCCTCTACGAGCCGGCGCGCAACTGGAAAGATTGCGATTGGGTCGCCAAGCGCTCGTGGCTGACCGAAGCGGCCGCCGGCAAGCGCTTCCGCAAGTATAGCGGCGATGCATACAAAACGCTCCAGTATTCCGTCCGCAAGGATGCCGAATCGGATGCGGATGACGGCGCGTCCAAGGCCGGCATCTGGGAATTGTGGTGCAAGTCTCAGAATACGGTCGTTTGGGTCTCGGAAGGCGCGAACGTGTGCCTCGACCAAGGTCCGCCGCACCTCGATCTGGAGGATTTCTTCCCCTGCCCGCGTCCCGCTTTCGGCACCTTGGAGCGGCGTTCTCTCGTTCCCGTGCCGGACATGCTGTTCTACAAGGACCAGCTTGAAGAAATTAACGAAATCACAGATCGCTTGGCCGCCCTGACCGAAGCGGTTCGCGTCCGCGGCTTCTATCCGTCCGGCGTTGGCGAAGTTGGCGACGCGATCGAAGCGGCCGTCAAGAATACCTCGAACAACCAGGTATTGGTTCCCATCTCGAATTGGGCGGGTCTCGGCGGCGGCGCGGCCAAGGACATGATTGTCTGGTGGCCACTTGAGATGGTCACGCAAACCATTACCGCGCTGATCGAGACGCGCAAGGAACTGATTCAGGACGTCTACGAAGTCACCGGCCTGTCCGACATCATGCGCGGCACCACCGATGCGAGCGAAACGCTCGGCGCGCAGCAGATGAAAAGCCAATATGGCTCGGTGCGTATCAAGGATCGTCAGGACGAGTTGACGCGCGTCGCCCGTGACATCACGCGGATTTCCGCCGAGATCATGGCGCAATACTTCGACGGCGAATCGCTGATGGAAATGTCGCAGATGCGGCTTCCGTCCGACGCCGAGATTGCCGCCAAGGCCGCGCCGCTGAAGGCCACCTTGGCGAAGGTCCAGGCGGAAGCGCCGCAACTTCAACAGCACCTCGCCGGCCTCCAGCGAGAGGTGCAGCAGGCGCAACAGGATCCGGAAGTCGCGCAGCTTGCGCAGCAGAACCCGCAGCAGGCGCAACAGGTGCTCGGCGCCGTCCAGCAACAGATGCAGGAGAGTCAGGCAAAGCTGCAAGCGATGCAGCAGTCTGGTCAGCAGGCAGAGCAGCAGCTTCAGGCGCTCGAAGCAACCGTCACGATCGATGCGGTGCTGAAGCTTTTGCGTGAGAAGAAGCTGCGGCCGTTCGTGCTGGACATCGAGACCGATTCGACCATCACGCCCGATGAGAACTTGGCCAAGCAGCGCGCGACCGAATACGTGACCGCAATGGGCGGGTTCCTTAAGAGCGCGCTCCCCTTGGTGGAAACGAATCCGCAAGCGGCCCCGGTCGTCGCCGAAACCATGAAGTTTATCAACGCCCAATTCCGCGCCGGCCGCGAGTTGCAGGGCGTGATCGACAAGTTCGCCAATGCGATGGAGCAGAAGGCACAACAGCCGCCCCCGCCGAATCCAGCCCAAATCAAGGCCGAAGCGGACGCCGCTGAGACAAAGGCGAAAACCGAACGGGACAACGCCGCGGCGCAGGCCGATGCACAGGCCAAGGCCGCGCAAGCCGCTAAGGATCAGGCCGAAGCGCAGGCGATTGCGGCCGAAGCCGATACCAAGGCGAAGGACGCCGACTTAGAACGCCGCATTGCCGAGCAGCAGGAGGCCGACGCCGCGCAGACACGCCAGGTGGAAGCTGAGCAAGCGTTGCTGGACGCGCGCACCAAGGCAGCTGACGCCGAGACCAAGCGCAAAATAGACGAGCAGCGCGAACTCGACGCCTCCGCTGCGCGCCAATTCGATTTGGAAAACAAGGCGACAGTCGCCGCGCTGCAAATCAAGCAGCAGGAAGAGAAGCACGCGCAGGAGATGGAGCTTCGCCAGCAGAAGCACGAACAGGATATGGCCGCCGCTGCCGCTAAAGAAGCGCGCGACGCCAAGGTGGCCGAAGCCGCTGTCGCCGCACATGACGCGGCAGCGCAGGCCGCCAAGTCCAAGCCCGCTGCGGAGGCCACGAAATGAGCCTTCCGATCGTCATCGTCGCGTCCGGCGGCATTCCCGTAACCGAAGCAGCGAATGGCCTCGGCACGCCGGTCTCCGTCGCCGCTAACGGCATGGGAACGGCTGTCACTGTTGTGTCGAGCGGCGGCATGCCCGTCGTTGGCTCGCAACAGATTCAGTTGTCCAGCGCCACCGTTTTGAGCACCGCAACCGTCGGAACAACTATCGGCGTGCTCTCGGTGCTCAACGGCTCGGGCTCGTACACCTACACGCTGACTAGCAATCCTGGCGGCTTGTTCTCCATTAGCGGTTCAAACCTCAACGTTGCCGCTGCGCTCTCGGTCGGCTCAGACCCGATCACAATCCACGCCGACAATGGCGCGGGTTCGGTCCTCAACATGGCGTTTCTGATCACAGTGATTAATGGCGCCTACGTTCCAACCTTCTATCTGTACGGGTTTTAAATCATGGCCGATCCAGTTGTAGGCATTACGAACGGCGTTCCCACATCGGGGACGGGTACGATTACCACGCTCGGCATGCTGCTGGGCACGGCGGGCTCGCCCACGACGAACGTCTTGACCGTTCAGGGCATCACGTCAATGACGCCGCTGAAGGTCGACGGATCGGGTGTGACGCAGCCTGTTAGCGGCACGGTGACTGCGGCGCAGGCAACAGCGGCGAGCTTGAATGCGACTGTGGTTGGTACTGGAACCTTCGCGGTGCAGGCCACGCTTCAAGCGAGCGCGACCACGGCGATTGGCAAGGTCGACCCGAACACCATCGGCAGTTGGGGCTTGCAGGTCGCGACGCAGAACAGCGCCACGCCGACCAACGGCGAGCTGGTCCTTGGTCAGTTCAACACCACGCCGACCACCATCACGTCAGGCAACGTCTCGCCGCTTCAGCTCGACAACGCGGGTAACTTGCTGGTCAATATTAAGGCCGGGTCCTCATCGGGCGCGGTCGCGCAGGGTTCGACAACCTCCGGTCAAAGCGGTGGGTTGACGCAAGCCGCCGTAACGACTGGGGCACCGACTTACACCACGGCGCAGACGAGCCCGCTTTCACTGACCACGGCCGGCGATCTCCGATCGATCGCAAAAATTACGGATGGCACCAACACTGCCACAGTGCGAGCCGGTTCGAGCTTGCCGGCGGCGTCCGATACGGCCGTTGTGGTCACCAACCGCGATTCGAACGCGAACGGCCTTGCGCTCCCTGCAAATTCCGCGCCCGTCGTTATTGCTCCGACAACCACGGATGTCTCTGTTACGCCAGCCGTCACTGCCAGCGCTTATTCGGCCGGGAACGTCATCGGCGGCGTAATGCAGTTTGCCGGCGCTCTTCTTTCGGTTGGCAACAACGGAATTTTGCAGAGTATCACGGCAAAATTCAAAGGAACTGCAGTCACGGGTTCGATCGAAGTGGCGATCTTCAAGGCTAATCCATCAAACGGCACCTATACTGACAAGACCGCGCCGACGTGGAACGTGGCCGATATGGCCAACCTACTAGGCATTTATACCCTCAGTGCTCCCAATTCGAAGCTCGGAACGATGACCGTCTATAACCTCGATGGCATCGGGAAAGCGCTAGTCGGAACGGCAACTAGCCTTTGGGCTGTCACGATTGTTGATGGAACGCCGACCCCGGCGAGCACATCCGACTTCACGTTAGAATTGTCTCTCCTACCGGGGTAACTTATGTTTATCGGTGCACGTCGATCGTTGTTGAGTGCGAAAAAATCCGGACTTGTGCCTAGTGCGCAGGCCGCGGCTTTTCTCGCGCGGACGTCCGGCTTAAGCGCTACAGAACAGAACGCGTACATTCGTCTGATCAATGGGCTGGTCGCAGATGGCGACTTCTCAAAGCTGGATGTGCTCTACATTTTTGGCACTAACTCTCGCACGACTGCCAAACTTAATCTCATCTCGACCAATTTCGCAGCGACCGAGAACGGAACTGTGAGCTTCGCAGCAGATCAGGGCTACACCGGTGACGCTTCAACGTTCTATCTTGATACTGGCTTTAATCCAACGACCGCACCGTCCCCCAATTTTACGACAGCGAATGCTTCATTGGGTGTATACCAATTAAACTCTCGCACAGCAGATCAGACGTGGTGTCAAATCGGCTCTAATTTAGTCGGTGGAAACAATAAGTCAGATATCTTTACGAAGTTTTCAGGTGGTGCTTTCGGGCAGTTTGGCAATGGTGGAGGTGCGTCCGCGACCGTTGCCAATGGTCAAGGTCTGACAATCGCAACGCGAAATGGGACTACTTCTGCTGCTCTATTTCGCAATGGCGTTTCGGTTGCGACGGATACACCGACAAGCGATGGTCCCGCCAGTATTGATCTTTCTGTGTTCGCCTTGAATGTTCAGAGCGGCTCGCCAAGCTTCTTCTGTGGTGATCAGCTTTCGGCTGCTTTCATTGGTGGCTCCATCAATGCTGCCAACGTGTCTGCTCGGTTGAATCGATACATGACGGATATTGGGATAAATGTGTACTGATGCTGGGTTTGTCGTCGATTTCAGGTAACGGCTCATCATCCCATAATGGGGGCAAGACTCAGGTTAATCTCAGTTTTTCCTATCTCGGGATGTTTCCGTTCATAAACAACGTACTTACCGCCAGCGTAAGTGGGACTGCCAATTCCGGCTTTCAGATTGATCCGAGAAACTACGACTCCAATGGTTATCCGACGACTGTCGAGGACGGGGGCATATTTTTTGTTTTCACGATCCCGACGCAGGCAGAAAGGCCGGGCGATTACACGCTGACCTTTAACGCGGCCTCCGCGGGCGCGACAGTCGTGATTGCTGGTGTCGGCACTTACGCGGCGGTGTCTTCCGGTCCTCAGTCGTTCGCGGTGTCAGGTGCCACTCTAGCAGCGCAGCTCAATTTTACGAGTTTCGATTTTCAGGGTCGATACATTCAATGTCGCGTCGACATGCGCGTTACGACGGTAGGCGTTAGCAATCTGCATTTCTTTCACAATGACGATACGGCGGCGCGAGCCGCAGCGATTGCAAAGGGGTATAGTTGGGGAGGTTTTGGACAGCAGTTTATCAACCAGCTCAAGCGCGGACGCCCTGGTGTAATTAGGTTTCTAAACATGCAGGATCCTTCCGGCGGAATAACAACGTGGGCGTTGCGTCGACCAACTAGTTATCTTTGTTTTTCCGGGCCGATCGTTTTTTCGAATTTGGCGCTTGGATTAACCTCCGGATCCGGAGATAGCTTTACCATCTCTGGAAATGGCACGGGGGTCTCCGCATCAGGTGGTCCGACCGACAAGATGGTGTTGCTGGTCAAATTTGACCGCAACGGTTCTACCAACGCGAATACACTAAGTTTGAACGGCACCACTGGACGACCGATGTTTCACTATCAAACGTCGGCTGCGTATACTGTATCGGCGGGCTGGTCGCAGTGCATTTACGATGCCGACCTTGCGGCTTGGATAGTCATCCCGAACATATCGGGCGTTGCTGACGAATGGCCGCCGGAAGTGATGGCAGCGCTTGCTTATGAAATAGGCGCTCATCCATATTTCGTCACGCCATGGCTCACGTTTACGCCGCTGACGGATTATATGACCAGCCTCGCCAGCTACGTCAAAGCGACGTATCAAGACACAGGTAAAGCTTCGTGGATGGTCCCGCGGTATGAGGGGCCAAACGAAAGTTGGAATACTGCTCAAGGATTCACTGCCGGACCTTATGCCAATGCGAAGGCCACCGTGTGGTGGTCGTCTCCTGATGGGGGTGCCGGAGGAAGCGACAACTATTGGTATGGATACGGCCTTTCGAATCTAGGTCAGGCCATCAACGCGATCTACGGCAGTCCAAATTCAAAGACGCAGACGCAGTACCAGATTGTACTCGGCGTTCAGAGCGGCACCTACAAATCTGGCACGAACTTTAGTGATCCGCGCGCAGCGAGCGTGCGTACGCCGGGATATCTTGCCGCGGCATTTGCAGGAGGCGGTTCGTCGAATATTTCCATTCCTGGCAACACTTTTGCGGTGAATGACGCGGTTTCCTTCGCGTCACCGTCATCTTTGCCAGGTGGATATATCTATGCGCAAGTCGTCTATGTTAAGACGATTGGGTCAACGATCACTGTCTCTGCTACGCAGGGCGGTGCAGCAATGACCTTCAGCAGTGCCGGCAGCTCTGTTGTTGCTATCAAATCGAATGCTAGTCCAGCTTACAATTGGGCGACAACCGTTTGTTGCACGAATTACTATGGCACGACTGTACTTGGTGCGACTTCTGAAGTGCTGAACGCTTACGATTATAGCGTGACCTATGCTGGAAATGCTACACAACAGCAGCAAATTGCTGAAACCTATTTCTTAACCCAATATATAACCTATGCCGATTTCATTGGAACGATTTCGGGCACAACGTTGACGGTCAGTTCCGTGAAGTTCGGCGCGTTACGCACCGATACTCAGCCGCCTATTCTTGTCGGCGCGGGGTTGACGTATGGGACGCAGGTTACCGGTGGTTCCGGGAGCACTTGGACGGTAACGCCGAGTCAATCGGTCGGTCCGGTAGAGATGAAGCTCGAAGGGCTTCTCACTTCATTTCAAGATTGGGCGGCTTGGGGGCGTAAGTGGGCGAATCCGATCGTCCGCATTTGTAATTACGAAGGTGCCTGGTCGACGGATTATAACGGCGATAATGATCCCCAAGGTCACATGACCGTCAATATGACGCAGGCGACTAACACCAATCCCTGCGTTGTGACGATTCAGTCAAATTCGACAAATTGCTTTGGCAATGGCGGTCAACAAAACGTTCAGACCTATCCGTCGCTGACGTGGGTTCAAGTCAACTTCACGGGTGCGTGGGCTGGACTGTCGGGGGTCTACAAGGTCACATCTGGCAGTGATACGGCACTTACTCTCGCGCTCGATGCGAGCTCGATGGCGTCGAACTACGTGGCGACCCAGACCATTGAATATTTCTTCAGTTATGGCACCGGCACCGTAACGATTACCGGCAATGCGGATGGCAGCGGTACGATGACGGTTTCGGGTCACACGGGGGATCCCATCCAGATTGGCGAAACCGTCTATTGGTCGGGTTCACCATTCGGCGGGGCAAATGGCTTCACGAAGGTCTCTAGATATCTTAGCGGCACCGGAGGTAACGGTACTTACGAAGTGTTCGGATCGACGACGGCTTCTATCTCCGCGCAATTTTTCTTAGAACCTTGGTGGATCGTCAACTCGCTGCGTCGTGCTTCTATGAATGCTCCGCAACAAACTGCTATCTACAAGCAATGCTGTGACGATATGATTTTGAATACTCAGGGTGGAGAATTTCCCTCGTTCTACACCTTTGGCTACGATGGGATTTGGACGTCACACTTTTATAACATATACAACGCGCCTCTTCCGCAATGGGAAGGTGTTGTTCAATATAACAGTTAATTCGCCCGGCGGATGCCGATGCGTCTCTTGGCGACGTTCAATAACCCTTGAACGGATTTAGTACCATTGGGAATTGCGTTTCGGACGTTCTCCATGATCATTTCGTGGAGTTCGGGATGCACGAAATCTAGGTCCTCTATTGCGCACGGTTGAAGCGTTTTCGGTGCGGAGGATGGGATGCAGTAGACCAAGGTGTTTTGCCGATACCACACACCAATCTCTTTATTGTGCTTAATCGCCGGCCGCAGCGGGTCAAAGGCGATGTAGCCGCGATCCTGAAACTTTCGTCCCCAATAAGACTGCCAGCGTTCGTTGATGTGATCGACGCCCCCTTGGTAGGGAATGGCGGCAGAGAAGATCACCACGGGCGCGGCGGCCGTCAAGCTGGCTACAAAGCCATCGGAGCAAGCGTCCGACAGGTGCTCGCCGACCTCAAACGAGCACACCATATCAAATCGACCGACGTCGAATGGTTGGCGCAGATCGACGGGCTTGTACCTGTCTTTTGGAATGGAAAGTTGACCGGAATCGACGTAGTCCCCGTCAATGCCGAGGTAATTCGTGACACCTTGCTTGCTGAACTCATCCAACCACTCGCCGGTACCGCAGCCAACGTCTAGTAACGACGTTGGTTGAAATAGTTCGAGGATCTTGGGGACAACGAGCTGTGCGGATTGTCTGGAGTCGCGGCGAACCATTTCGAAGAACGCTGGATCATAGGTCGGTGTGGGCATCAGGTTTTCTTTGCAAGCGAGTAGACGGTTATGGCTCCAATAGCCGACATCGTGAAGCAGACGGCGAATACGATCCAATCGGTCATACCGCGCACGCTACCTCTCCCCACCGCAACCTCCAAGCGAAAAATGTCTTTCAGAGAGACTTGACTTTGGCAAACGCCACGCCGAACCCGACACCATATAAACGAAATGTTACCTTTCCGGTCCTATCGTGGGGAAAATGGACCGCCTCACCGCCTTCGTTGCGATAGCGCATCTGAAGCTCCGGCTTGAGATCCTGCAAAAGCATCCGGAGTATCTGGAAATGGCCACGGGCCCGACGACTCCCACCCTGCCCGCTCCCATGGAGTTCGCCGGCCTTAAGTCGCGACTTCAGCGCGCGAAGGGGCTCGAAAAGCGGGCAGCCGTGGCCGGGCCGCGGCTCGATGCGGCCTTGGACGTGATCGAGACCGGTGTGGGAGTTTTGGAGACACACGCGCCCGAGCTGGAAAAGTACGGCCAGGATTTGATGTCGACGATTCAGGGGATGCTCGAACCCTCGAATGGCGCACCTCCCGGCCCGCTGCCCGGTGCGGAGACAGTTACCGTAACGGCTGCGGAGGTGGGATCAGTCGCCAGTGTGCTCCCTATGGAGCCCACGCCGCCGCCCGGCCCCAACGGTGGCCCCCGTATCCTCAACCCCGCCTGAACTGAGAGGCATTCATGACCGTTTCCGCCGCCACCCTTTGCCAGTCCGGCATTTCCTATCCCCAGGCGATCGAAATTGCCAAGCAAATGAACTCGGGCGTCGGGAACGCCACGCAGCTCGTCAACGCGTGTATTCACCCGCAGGCGGCGACGGAGTTGGCCAAGCAAATCAACGCAGTGTCCTTTAGCTCGGATGCGCTGGCAAAGGCGGGTTTCCATGCCGAGGCCGCAACGCAGATCAAAAAGACGAGCGGGCACTGATCTATGGCTCGACGCGCCTATTCGGAAAACTTCGGGCTGATCGACTTCTCCAAGGAGATCGTGCTGCCTCCCAAGCCCGAGCGAGAGGCGCCGAAGCGTTCCGATTTGCCTTGTCCGCGCCTGGCGTCCGACATCATGGACCCGGTGCAGTCGCAGGCAACGGGTGTCGTGTATGATTCGAAATCGGCTATCCGGGCCGAATACAAGCGGCTTGGCTATATCGAAAAAGGCAACGACAAACGGCCACCCTGGAAAATGCCCCGCACTCCGCGCCATGTCATCCGCGAGACGGTGCGCAAGGCGGCGGCGCGCGTCGAGCGCGGCGAGCGCAACATCCACAAGGGCAAATGATGGCCGCGCTCCAGTTCGTTTGCCAAGATGCCATTTCCTCGCAATTGATTGCGTGGTTTAGTCAGGGCCATTTCAGTCACGTCGACGCGATTCTACCCGATAGCAACCTTTTAGGCGCGCGCTCCGATTCGGTCGGTGGCAAGCCGCCGGGTGTCCAGATCCGGCCACCCAATTACGCGAAGTTTTCGCGCCGTGTCGTGATGAACCTTCCTGCGACTCCCGCGCAAGATGCCGCTTTCTATGGTTTCTTGCAGTCTCAAGTCGGCAAGCCCTATGACACGACCGCAATTTTTGCGTTTATGTTTAATCGCGACTGGCGCGCGCCCGACAGTTGGATTTGTTCGGAACTTCAGGCCGCTGCGTGTGAGGTAGCAGGGATCACTCCCCCGCTCTATCTAGCGGCCAACAAGATTACCCCCGTGGGATGTGCTCTCGCATGCAGCGCAGCGGGCGCATTGGTGGCAACGTGATGCCGAAGCCCGACGCCACGCAGAAAGCGATCGTCAAGGCCGTCCGGAAGCATCTCCGCGATGAGGAATTGGCTGCGGCATTGGTGTGGCTGAAGCGCGCGGCGGAATGGGAAGGGTGCAAGTGAGCCCCAAAGGAACAAAGTAATGGCCGATTACGGCGATACCTCGGGCGGCTATAGCGATCAGCAGATCCGCGACATCGTGGCGTCCCTTTCGCCGCAGAGCCCGCCGGCCGCAGCCGCGCCGGTTGGCATTATGCCCGCGCCTGAAGTGACTCCGACGATGACATACGTGGTGCCGGCGGCCGATCCCGGAGCAGCACCACCGATGGACATTCATCCGGCCGCAGCGTTTGCCGCCCTGTCCCGGCGAGGTCCAAAGAGGACGATTGGGTGCCTGCGTCGCCGACGATGACCCCGCCGCCCGTGACGCCGCTTGGCGCTATGGCCGTGGTGCCGAAGCCGCGTCAGCCCGCGATGGGCTCGGTGATGGGGCGCTAAGGGCCTCGTCGATCATGCGTTGCCATGCCTCGGTCGGGTTGGCTCCATCAAGCATGTATTCGCCGATATAGATCATTTCTTCCGTGGGTATACGCATTGCTGCGATGGCGGCGCGAGCGCGGCGTCTATGAAACTCTTTCTGCTCGGGCGTGTACCAGTTATCCCAAGTTCCGCCGTTTCCGCTCAATGCAATGGCTTCTGCCACGCCCTCGACTAGTTCGCTCATCCCACGCTCCGGAAAGGCTCGGCGCCCGAGTTGATTAGACGCCATGTCGCGCCATTCTTCAACCGGATGATTTTGCCGCGCTGTTTCCTTGCTGCGAGACCATCCTCCGTTCCTCGATCGATCGCGAATTGATCTCGCGCCGTGCGCGCAGCGGGTGCCGTCTCACCGAGGAACGCGGCGCAGTGCGCTTCCCAATAGGACGGCAGGTTTTTGTGGGCGTCTACGCGGAACGGGCTGGTCATTCGGGCACCTGTTCGAAATCCCCGCACCAACTCGCTCCATTTGTCTGCGGCCAATTCTGGAACTGAATGTAGTTTCCACTCCGTATTTCGCGAACTATGGGCGCATGTCGCCGACAATCAACATTCATGTGTCTGCCGATATTCTCGCGACTTTCGACAGTAGCATTGCCCTGGTAATCACCGGGTGCCCACCACTTACAGAACTGGCACGTTGCATCTGCCATATCTCGCTACCTTTTCCCTATATGCCAGTCAGCCGGGCTTTCCCCGGCCTGTTTCCATGGTCATTCCCCTGCGCTACTGGAGCAGTTCTGGAAGCTTCCACGTTATATACGATTTGTCAACACCAATAGTGTCATATTGCCCAATCCCCTCAGGGGTGTCCTCTCAGACAGGCAGGCTTATGACCGAAGTTTCTGGCGCCGCAGTATCGAACGAACCAGTAGTTGCAGCGCTTCCCACGCCGATTTCGGTTGAACCACGCGTTGCGCCGGCCGGCGAAGCCACTGAGATTGCGCGCCAGGCGGACGAAGCTCGCGTCGCCAAGGATGCGCCGGTCAAGACCGAGCCTGCCAAGGACGACACGAAGAAGCCTTCCGGCAGCATCAAGGAATCGCTTGCCAAGGCCCGCGCCAAGATTGAAGCTGACCCGACGCCGGCCAAGGCGATTTCGGTTGCGGCCAAGGACGCTCCAGCCGATGCGAAAGCGGCCGAGCCGGTGGCGGCTGCGAAGGATACCAAAGCCGCTGAACCGGCCGCCGTTGCGCGCGGCGAGGACGGCAAATTCGTTTCGACCAAGCCCGCTGCTGAGGGCAAGGTCGATACCAAAACCGCAACAGATGCCGCGGGCGCGAAGGTCGCCTCCCCCGCCGACAAAGATGCTCCGGCACCTGTTGCGGCCCAAGCTTCGAAGCCGAGCCACACCGCCGAGCCGCCCCCGGCGCGCATGTCGGCGAAGGCCAAGGAAGAATGGGCCGCGCTTCCCGAGGAATCCCGCGCTGAAGTCAAGCGCATGGAGAAGGAATTCACGGCCGGCTTCGCCAAGTACAAGGACGCCGCCGAGCGCGATGCGTCCCTTGGCGAATTCCACGAGCGCGCGACCAAGGGCGGCACGACCGTCAAGGAAGCGCTCTCCAAGTATGTGGCCATGGAGGATTTGATCCGGAAAGACCCGATTGCGGGTCTTAACGAGATCGCCAAGAACGTCGGCCTTTCACTGCGCGACGTTGCCGCCAAGATTTTGAATCAACCGGCCGACCAGGTGCAGAGCGCCGCTGAAAAGCGCGTCGCGGCCCTGGAAAACGAAATCCTCGAACTCAAGAAGGGTTTCGGTGGGATCCAAGCCGAGCGCCAGCGCGCCGCGACGGACACCACGACGGAAGCCGTCACGAAATTCGCGGCCGAAAATCCTCGCTTCGAGGAATTGGCCGACGACATTGCGTTCTTCCTCAAGTCAGGACGCACCAAAGACCTTGCTGAAGCCTACAAGCTGGCGGAACGGCTCAACCCCGCTCCAGCCCCCGCGAAGGTGGAAGCCACTACCGAAACGGTCGCTGCCGCCTCATCCGCAGCCGCGCCGGCTCTGAAACTCGTTCCTCCCGCGCCCTCATCCGACGCCGGAACTCGCTCCATCGCAGGCACGCCCACCGCTGGCTCAGACCCGGTTCAACGGCAGCCATCCTCGTCAATCAAAGAGGCCATCCGTAAAGCCGCGGCTCGCGCCGGGTAGGCTGCCTTACATTTTAGGAGGGGACCGACGTGTCTCTTACCGCAGTCGAAAAGAACCAGGAAATTCTTTCGCTGGCGCTCGAAGATCGTTCCGCCGGCTACCAGGACTTGGTGAGCAACAGCAACGCGCTGCTGCACATCATTCAGAAGAAGAAGAATTGGCAGACCTATTCGGGTCCGCGAATTCGCGAGCGTTTGCTTTACAACAAGACCGGCTCGGGCGTTTTCTACAACGGTTTCGACCTGTTGCAGTCCATCCCGACGGAACTGTTCAACGACGCCGAGTATCTGCCGAAGATGGTCGCCGTCGCCGTGACGCTGACCAACGAAGAAATCCTGAACAACTCCGGGCCGAACCAGCTCGAAGATGTGATGGAAGCGCACATCACCGCAGCCGAGAACGAGTTGCAGGACATCTGCGACGCGTCGCTCCAGTCCAACGGCACGAACTTTGGCGGCAAGGAATTCTCGGGCCTCCAGCTCGCGGTTCCGACCCTGAACACGACCGGCGTCTATGCCGGCATCGATCGCGCCGCGAACCCGATCTGGCGTACGTCGTACTTCTCCGCGACGAACATGGACACCAACATCGGCACGACCGTCACCAGCACGACCATTCGCCCGTTCCTGAACGAGATCATGACGAAGCGGTCTCGTAACAAAAAGGGCGCCGACTTGCTGCTCATGTCGGCCGATCACTACGCCGCATACGACGCTGCGACCGTTGCGATCCAGAAGATCGAGAACGAGACCAGCCTCGGCAAGCTCGGTTTCCAGAGCCTCAAGTACTTCGGTGCTGGTCGCTCGGCGGAAATCGTGCAGGACGGCGGCATCGGATCGAACATGCCGACCGGCACCACCTACGGCCTGGATACCGACGCGCTCAAGATGCGTTACCATCCGGAACGGAACTTCGACAAGATCGGCCGCTCGATGATGCCGATCAACCAGGACGCAGTGGTCCAGTACATCGGATTCATGGGCGAGCTGACCTTGAACAATCCGCTTTTTACCTGGAAATTCACCTCGGCGTAAGCCGGGCGAGGCGCGCGGCTCAACCCCGCGCGCCGCTACGCTATCTGCCGCCTCAGACGCGGCCCGAATCGCACCCGTTTCCCCGAAACCCCACGGTCGCCGAAAGCGCCGCATTGGAGGATTCTCTATGACTTACGTTTTCCGCGAACCGACTCTTGGCCAGACGCCGATCGCCGCGACTCTTCCGGCGCCCACCACGACCGTCAATACCAGCACTGTTGCGGCCGGTACTCTTGGCAGCACTCGTGGCCCCGCTGGCAACTCGACCCCCGGCCGCCTCGGCTGCATTGCCAAGGCATACGACCCGACCTATGGCGAAGGCGAGTTCATCTACCTGCTCGGCGTCGCTTCGACCGTCGTGGGCTCCGTTGTGACCTATAACGGCAACACTTCCGGCAAGCCGACTTGGCAAACGGCGCTCGCCGCCGCGACCGCTAATCAGGGTGCACCTCTTGCGGTCGCCATGTCGGCGAACGTTGCCGGCCAGTACGGCTGGTATCAGATTTCCGGTAATGCCGTAGTTGCGACCAACGGCACGCTGGCGGCCGGTCCCGGCAAGGTCTATCTGGCCGGTTCGGGCCAGGTCACTTCAACCGCTGCCGCTGGCGAAGAAGTCGTCAACGCCGTCAACGTGACTGCCACCGGTACGCCGTCGGCTGGTCTCGCGGTGGTCGAAATCAACCGCCCGTTCGCTCAGGGTGCGATCACCTAATAGCATCTTCTCGGACGTTCCAAATCAGCCACGGGGGTTCGCTCCCGTGGCTTTTTGTTGACAATTCGTTTATAACGTGCGGGGTACACTGCCTCAATCCCTCAGACGGAACAAGGAACCACTATGTCCAACGACCAAAAAGTCGCCAACGCCAGCCTGACCATTCCGCGCTTCTTCCTGATGCCAATCAAAGACGAGTTGGCGAGCAAAAAGGCCGGTCGCCCGATCTTCAACGATGTCGAGGTGTGCGAGGTTCGCTTCTCCGGCAATCGCGAAAAAGTCATTCACGCCCCGGCGCATGAAGTGTTCAAGCAGGAACGCGACATCGAGGGCAACGTCACCGATATCACCTACGCGATCGCCTACAACGAGCAGTATCGCGCCTTCAAAGCCGGTGACGCGCAGACCCTCCGCGGTACGCCGACGTCCGAACTGCCCTTCTTGACCGCCTCGAAGCGGCTCGAACTTAAGGCGCTCAACATTCATACCGCCGAAGCGCTCGCCGCGCTCGACGGAGCCAATCTCAAGATGCTCGGCATGGGCGGCCGCGAGTTGAAGGTGCAGGCGCAGACCTACTTGGAGAACGCCAAGGGCAGCGCCGACGTCGTTCAGATGGCCGGCTTGGTTGCCGCGCAGGATCTTCGCATCAAGCAGCTCGAAGCCATGGTCAAGGGCGAACCGGCACCGGAACTTGAAGAGGCCCCGGCGCTTGCTGGTCCCGAAAACCCCAACGCCTCGCCGTTCTTCAGCATGGGTGCAGACGACATCAAGAACTGGATTCAGGAAGCCACGGGCGAGCGTCCGAAGGGCAACCCGAGCCACGCCACGCTGGTCGCCAAGGCCGACGAGGTGAATGCTGCGATCAAGGCCAAGCGAGAACAGGCCGCCGCCTAAGAAGCCCCGGCCGGGTCAGGGGTGCTAACCGAGGCTTGCGTGCGCGCAGGTACACTTAGCACCCCGCGTCCCGGTTCAGATAGGAGTCCCGCCGCGTCATGACTATTCTTACAGCATGCCAAGACGCGGCGGTTAGTCTCAATCGGCCACGGCCGACGTCAGTGTTTTCCCCGACATCTGACGCTGCTTTCGCGGCTGAATTGCTTCTGGCCGCGAAAGACACGGCCGAGTCGCTCATCAAGGAAGAGCACGACTGGCGCGATCTGACCATTCTGGCAACATGCCAGGGTGACGGTACGACCGTTGTGTTTCCCTTCGCGCCGTCGCTTGCGCCGGACTACGAACGGCTCATCAAAGGCGCAAAGCTGCATTCGTTGCGCTTCAAGAACGCCACTTTCCGCGCCGCGAAGGACTTGGACGAGTGGCTGTTCCTCAAGGATAACCTGCTCGTCGGGTCGCCCGGCAATTGGGTGATTCTCAATCGATCAGTGCAGATTTTCCCGCCGATGCCCGTCAACGATACGGCGCGCTTTTACTATATTTCGAATTATTACGCGCTGTCTGGCGGCGGCACGCCACAGGCGGCCTTCCTCGCCGATACGGACACGTTCGCGCTCGATGAGCGGTTGCTGCGGCTCGGCATCATTTGGCGGTGGCGCGCGTCAAAGCGGCTCGAATACGCCGAGGATTTGAAGAACTACGAAATCGCCAAGCAAGCGGCGATGGGTAAGGACAAGGGGAGCCAAGTGATAGTGGTGGGGCGTCAGCGCGTCTCGCGCAGCAATAGCGTGGCATATCCGGCGATGCTTGGCCCATGAGAGTCCCCGCCGCCCGCACCAATCCCAAGCCACGCGCCGCGCAGCTCAAAACGTTCCCGGCGCCGGTTTCGGGCTGGATTGCCAACCAAAACCTACTCACGCCGAATGCTCGCAAGCCCGACGGCAGCGTGGTCATGGGCGCGGCGATGCTGGAAAACTGGTTTCCGACCGCGACCGGGATCCGCATGCGCGGCGGTTCCGACTTGTTCGCGACGATCGGAAATGAAGTCGACAACGTCGTCTCGATGTTTTCCTATCTCAACGGCAACGCAGCAAACCTGTTCGCGGCGACGCCGTCCGAGATTTACGACATCACAAGTCCCGAGGTGCCGTTTGATGTCGACTTGGTTGACCAAAGCGGCAACAACATCGTTGATCAAAACGGCAATCTGATCCTCGGGCAAAGCTCCATTTTGGCCCCTGACGTCGACCTTCTGGCGAGTGGCGATTGGTCCGTTGTTCAATTTTCCACACCAGGCGGTACGTTCCTGCGATGCGTCAACGGCGTCGATACGCCGCTGGTGTTCGATGGCACGAACTGGAGCACATCGCCCGCGATCACCGGGGTTGATCCGACCACGCTTTCCTACGTGTTCGCTTCCAAGTTTCGACTGTGGTTCGTCCAGAAAGACACGCTCAATATTTACTATCTGGCACCAAACGCGATCGGCGGCGCGGCAACGCTGCTCCCCTTGGGCGGTATTTTCACGCTCGGAGGCGCGCTGCTGTTCGGAGGCACCTGGTCAATTGAATCGGGTGACGGGCCATCCGAACAGACCGTGTTCGTCACGACAGAGGGCGAAGTTGCGACCTATACTGGAAGCGATCCGAGCGACGCGACGAATTGGTCTCGGCAAGGCGTTTTTCGGATCGGTAAGCCGCTAGGGCCGAAAGCGTTTATCCGTGCCGGCGGCGATATGATCATTTCGACGACGATTGGACTCATTCCGCTTTCAACGGCATTTCAGCGTGACGTCGCGGCACTGTCGCCCGTGGCTGTCTCCTATTCGATCGAAATTGAATGGAACGCTGCCGTTGCGGCATCTCCGGATCCGTCGTGGCAAGTAGCACTGTGGCCGACCAAGCAGATGATGCTCGTCGCGCCGCCCAATCCCGACGGTGCGGTGCCGAAATTGTTCGCTGCGAACGCGCGCACAGGCGCATGGGCTTCGTTTACCGGCTGGAACGTGTTCTGCATGGCAGTTTTCAATGACCGCCTGTTTTTCGGCTCCGATTCCGGAAAGATCGTCGAGGCCGAAGTCACGGGATCGGATCAGGGAAGCGCCTATACCTGCACATGCGTCCCGTTGTTTGATCCACTAAAGAGCCCGGCGGCGCTTAAGACCGGTTTGGAGGCTCGCGCCGTCCTGCGCGCGACGTCGCAGCCAACACCCAAGATGTCGCTACAGGCAGATTACACGGTCAATTTGCCTGCGGCTCCCGATGATACGACGATCGCAGCAGCGAATACGTGGGGAACCGGCATTTGGGGGCAGGCGCAGTGGGGTACGGCCGCCGCATCGATCACTGTCCAGGCATGGGAATCAACGCCGGGCGCCGGCTATAGCCTGAGTCCGGCGACGCAGATCACATCGGGCAACCTCAGCGCGCCGGACGTGGAACTTGTGTCGACTGATTTGACCTATGACGTGGGCGACGTGGGGACTTAGTGTCGAGGGCGTCCCATCTTTGCGCCGGGTGTAAGTCCGTTTGTTTTTACTCCGTATACTCTAGCGATTCTGTAAATAGTGGGCGTGCTGACGCCAAAATATTTCGCGATTGTCTCTGTTTTCCAGCCTCTTCGCAGGGCCGAGAGAATCTTTGCGTAATGTTGTGCTTTCTTTATTTTTCGCTCTTTTGAATAGCCACCCCGAGGGTTCTTGATTATTGGCTCCGGTGGAAAAGGGCTGTGTTTTGCCCATGCCTTCTTCAAAAGAGGTGAGAGAGAGTGCCACCGATTGACATCCTCTTTAAACCACTGGGTTAGGTCTGTTTCGTCATTCATGATCGTTGCGACGTGTTGAGAAGCGAATAGTAGCGAGGGTAAATTGATAAAACCAATCGTTGCGTGGCGTAGCAGCGCGGCGCACGTTTGCCCTACGCGAGCGGCAACTTAAGCGCGCCAGACGTAGAACTTGTGTCGACTGACCTAACTTACGATGTGGGGACGTGATTCGCTGCTAGGCGCTCGGATGTCTCGGCGATATCGGCGAGATTCATGGCATTCGTGGTGCCGAAGATGCACGACGTTATTTCAGGGACGTTAAGAGCATACGCCATAGCGGCTTGGGCCGGAGACAGGCCATTACCGCCAGCGGAGCGGGCAGCCTTGGCGATGGCAGCGAGGCGGCGGCTGTCCTTCTTGATCAGGGCGCGCAGCAAGTAGAACAGATCGGCGCGACTGCGGATGCGGCCAATCTTGCCGGGGATTAGGTGGCCTTGGGCAAGGACATTCCCTACCATGACACTGATGCCGGCGCGGCGCAGCATGCGGATAGCGTCCATGCGCTCCGGCTGGGCCATGTTGAAGTCGATCAGCGCCACGTCGAATACGTCCGGCATTCCGACGATGTGCTTCATTACCTCATCTTTGTGAGTGTTGATGCCGACGAAACGCACCATGCCGCAGCGCTTCATGCGGTGTAGGCGCTTGACCAGTTCGTCAGTTATTTTTTCGACCGGAATGCCGTGCAGATAGAAAATGTCGAGATAGTCGGTTTTTAGATTGGCGAGCGATTGTGCGCAGGCCGTTTCTATATAATCGGGAGAAAAATCAGTTGTGGAGTGGTTAGCACCTCCGAATTTGCGCCGAAGCGTTCCCGCTTTGCTGGAAATGAGGATATCGGAGCGGCATAAGGGCTGAAGCGCGCGACCGAGTCGAGGCTCTGAATTATAATTGCAGTAATTGTGACCGGTGTCGAAATGGTTGATGCCGTGATCGAAATAGGCCTCATGAACGAGGCGCTCGGCGCTCGTTTCAGGAAAGCGTCGGTCTCCCCAAAATCCGGATGATCCGAATCCGATCTCCGACACCTTAGTGCCGTGAAAATCGCGATATTTCATGCATCTGTCTCTTTGGTTGTAATTCGCAGACGATACACCGACCTCCCGCCTCATGGAAGCGGCTATCTAACAAAAGGGGAGCAGATGAAAAGATTTTGCTCTTGACCTGTGATTTACCATTTAAAAACGATTTGTCAACTTTAGTTCGGCACATTCGCAACATGCGCGAATTCGTCTCAGACGCCCGAATTGCCGCCTTTGTGGCGCGAAAGACGGGGATCGCCCTTGGCCAAGACCACACCCAACTCGGCGTTGTTCAAGATGGTCAGGTAACGGCCGGCGTCGTTTTTAACCATTACACGGGGACGGACGTTCACGTTACAGCCGCTGTGGCTCACCCCAAAGCCTTTACTAAGACATTTTTAGTTCGCGTGGGCGTATACCTATTTGAAGAACTTGGTTGCTCGCGATTTTCTGTGACGACAGAACAGCCCCACGTTGTTGATTTGATGCAGCGTGCGGGAGCAAAAATCGAAGGCATCAAGCGCGACGCATTCGGTCCCGGTCGGGATGCCACGATGCTCGGCGTACTCGCGCGAGATTGGCCGTTTAAGACGAAACGAGGTGGCTCAGACCCGCTTCAAACAGGTGTCTGATGCATGGAATCCGCCCCCACCGTCGCCGCGCCTGATCCGACGACCACTGCCGCTGCGCAAACTGCGTCGAATAAAGAGACGGCCATTACGCAGGCCGAACTCAATCAGGTCGACCAGACGAACCCCACTGGTACTTCGACGTGGACTCAAGTCGGCACCAATGCCGACGGCACGCCGCACTATCAGCAGACGACAGCGCTATCCGCGCCCCAGCAGGCAATTTTCAACACGGGTCAGGATACCGAGCAAAATATAGCGAACACCGCGAAGTCTTTGTCGGCCAACACGGCGGCAGAGATGAGTACGCCATTCAATGCCGATCAGGCGATTGCAAATAAAATCGATTCGATTGGTAAGACGCAGCTCGACCCACAGTGGGCCGCTAACGATTCCAAGCAAGCAGCAATGCTGGCCAACCAGGGCATTACGCCCGGTTCGGAAGCCTATAATAACGCGATGACGAGCTACAACGCGGCGAAGAACAGCGCGTATAATCAGCTCTATTTGCAGGGCGATGCACAGGCGCAATCCGAAGCACTTGCCAATCGCAATTCAGACGTCAACACGCTTGGGGCGCTTCTCTCGGGTTCTCAGGTCAATACGCCGACATTCCAGTCGACGCCGCAAACGAGCGTCGCTGGCACGGACGTCGCCGGTATTACGCAGAACTCTTATCTCGATGCCAATCAGCAGGCACAGCAGAGCGTCGCGGCCAATAACGCGATGATGGGCGGCCTATTCAGTCTCGCTGGCACGGGCGCGACGGCCGCGATCAAGTATTCCGATCCGTCCCTCAAGGAAGGCGTGGATGCCGACGGCCGTGAAAAGGTTGGCGAACTGGACACCGACGGCCGTGAAAAGGTTGGCGAACTGGACAACGGGCTCCCGGTCTATCTCTACAAATACAAATCCGGCGGGCCGCCTGAAATCGGTTTGATGGCCGACGACGTAGAGAAAAAAGTCCCCGAGGCCGTTATGGGTGACGCGTTCGGCTTCCGGGGTGTCAACTACACCGCCGCAGCGAGGGCGCGCTAATGGCTCTCGACGAAGCAGCACCGGCTTTCACTTGGGGCTCTAACGGCGCGCGGCTGACGCCCGACCAAATCGCAGAACGCCGCAAGGTCGCGGACGCACTGGCATTGCAGGCCGGCGACCAAAGTGCCTTTCCGACCGGGACGCGCGGCGCGGGTCTGCTAACGCAGGGTCTCGCGCGAGTAGCCAAAGGTGTGTCGGCCGGTTTCGACTACCGCGAAGCCGACGAGGCGGCGAAAGCCAATGCGTCGGAGAACGCAACTCGAATTGCGGCGCTGCTCGGCGGTGCGCCGGTCGCTGCCGAGGCGCCAGTTGCAGCCGCTCCGGCCGCTGCAGTTGCCACGCCGACCACGGCACCGATTGCGGTGCCCGACACGAGCGGCAAGATTTACTCCAACGATGAGCCCTCCCCGCTTGACCCTCCGTCCGGCGAGGATCGCAAGAAGATGATTGCGACGATTCTTGGCGAGGCTGGCAACGAACCCCAGCTCGGCAAAAATGCCGTCGCTTCGGTCATCCGCACGCGCGCCGTGGATGGTGGATACGGCGGCAACACGCCGTCGGCTGTCGTTACCGCGCCAAATCAATTCGAGCCGTGGAATACGCAAGCCGGTCGCGATCGTATGGCCGCAGCCGCTGCGAACCCGGCCCTGGCTGCGCAGGCCGATGCCGCGATCCGGTCTGCCTACGGTGAGGGTGGCAAAGCGCCGGAAGATCCGACCGAAGGTATGACGCATTTCTACTCACCGGCCGGTCAAGCCGCGATGGGTCGCGCGCCGCCCGCGTGGGCCGGTGGCGAAAGCGTCACGATCGGTGGCCACGTATTCAATTCGCCCGACGACGCCACACCCGCGCCTGTCAAAGTCGCCTCTGCGGGACCAGTAGCTTACGCGCCGACCGCAGCGGTACCGAGCCCCGGCGTCGCTGCTGTGACGGCTGCGGCTAGTGGCACTCCCGCGCCTACGCCCGTGGCGGCTGCCGCTGCTGCGCCAACGCCCGGAACCGCCAAGGTACGCGCCGCAATGGAGGCCATCACGTCTCCGTATACGGATGCGACCACCAAGCAATTGGCTACGTCCGTTCTCGCGCAGGAAATGAAGCCGAAGGCGGCTGCCCCGTACAAGGACGCCGATGGCAACCTGTTGCAGGTTGGCCCTGACGGGTTGCTTCATGTGCCGATCAAGGCCACGGAAGATCCGACCTCGGTTCGCGAATACGAATATTACAAGAAGAACGCTGGCGGTCAGCCGGTCATGGATTACGCGACTTGGTCCACGCAAAAGGCGCGAGCCGGCGCGACCAACGTATCGAACAATATCGACATGAATTCGGGGCAGACCTACGACAAGCAGCTCGCCGAAGGTCTCGGCAAGGCTCATGCTTCACTGGCCAATGGCGTGGAAGATGCTCAGACGCGTGCCCGCGACATTGCTGCGATGCAAGGAGCAGTCGACGCCATTCAGAAGAACAACGGCACGACTGGCGGCATGGCTCCGGCTACGCGGCTCGAATTGCAAAAGAGCATCAATGCGGGTGCCGCTGCGCTCGGCATCGAGAAGCCGTTTAGCGAGGATGACATCTCCGACAAGGAGTTCTTGACCAAGTTCAATCGCTCGATGGCCGGCGCACAAGCGAAGAACGCCGTCGGCTCGCGCGTGACGAACTTCGAAATGTCGAATTTCCTCAAGGCCAATCCCGGCCTGGATATGTCCATCACGGGCAATCAACGCCTGCTCGGCATTCAGGCACAGATCGAGCAGCGTAATATCGCCGTTGGCGGTGCGATCCGCGACGCGACCGCTGCGGCCATTTCGCAGGGCAAGAAGATCGACCCTGTCACGGTGCAGAACATCATCACGGATTACGACAAGGCGCATCACATCCAAGACCCGACGACGGGCCAAGATTTGACGCAGAGCTACGCGCTGCCTGAATTTCAGACGCAGGCGAACAATCCGGCACTTGCGGCGGATCATGGCGCTAACATCAACAAGATTCGTCGGTTCAATCCCGTGACGGGGGCGATTGAGTAATGGCCGACGATATCCATATCGGCGCACCTGACGGCTCAGTGGTCGCGTTTCCTGCAGGCACGTCGGATGACGTGATCCGATCGGCGATGGCGAAGGCGTATCCGCCGCCTAAGGCCGAAGAACCCAAGAGCACGCTGCAAACAATCCGTGAGGCGATCCACGCGCCAACGCGCGCCCTGGAAAACGGCGCTTTTCTTGGGCTTGGCGATCGTGCGCGGGCCGTCGTGGATTCTGCGGCCGATGCGATTGGCGGCAATGGCTGGAATTACAGCGCCAACCTCAAGAAAGAACAGGGCGATACCGAAGATTTCGCCAAGGCGCATCCCGTTGCGTCGCCGGTTCTCGAAGCGGCCGGCGGCGTCATTGCGCCGCTCGCGGTGGTCAAGGCCGCCGCTGCACCTGCAACGCTCGGCGGAAAAACGCTCGCTGGCGCTGGCGCGGGTGCTGGTATCGGTGCCACGCAAGGCGCGCTTAGCAGCAAGGATTGGACCGATTTGCCGCAAGTCGCCAAGGATGCGGCGATCGGCGGCGGCGGCGGTGCGGTTATCGGCGGACTTATTCCCGGCGCCTCAAAGGTTATCGGCGCGGGTTTTGAAAAAGTCGCCAACGCCGTAACCGGCAAAGTCGACGGCATGTCCCGCGGCGCAGGTTCGCACCTGGTCAAAGCAGTGGAGGCCGACGGCCCTGCGGCCGTTCAAGCTCGCCTCGCCGAACTCGGTCCTGATGCGATGTTGGCCGATGGAGGATATGCCCTTCTCGGAAAAGCGCAAGGAGCTGCGACAAGCTCCGATGAAGGCCGCTCTATTCTCATGGGGAGGCTGAAAACCAGAGATGAGGGCACGAACGCTCGCGTGATGGGCGACGTGAACCGCGCGCTCGGTCCTGCTGAAGATCCGCAACTCGTTACAGATGCGATCAAAGCGCATCGGACCGCGGTCGATGCAGTCAACTACCCTGCGGCCTTGGATAGCGCTCCGGCGGTCAAGATTGCTCCAATTATGACGGAGCTGATCGACCGCATTCATCAAACGCCCGCCGGCAGCATGGAGCACAAAGCGCTCTCCAATCTGCAAGAGATGCTGACCAAGACGGAAAAGCGTCCGCTTCTGGATTCTGCGGGATATCCGCAATATGACAACTTGGGGCGGCCCCGTTGGCAGGACGTGAAGGTCTCTCACGACGACGCGAATATCCTGCATAAGGTAAAAGGCGAACTCGACAATGTTATCGAGTACGACGCTCCCGGTCTTGGCGTTCCTGCCGGGGCATTGCAGCGTCAGCAAGGCGCGCTCAAGCAAATGCGCGGCGCGATCAACCAAGCACTCGAAGATCAAGTCCCCGGATACGCGAATGCGAATGCGGTCTCCGCTGCCTTGGCCAAGCGCAGTGAAGCGGTCAATCTCGGCACGCAATACCTCGGTTCAGGTAAGACGACAGCGTCACCCGAGCGTTTCGCGGCAGCGTTCGATCCTCTCTCACAGGGTGAGAAAATCGCCTTTGCCAAAGGCAGCCGAGGCGAGATTGATCGCCATTTAGGGACTCAGGCGAACGATCTTCAATCTCTGCGACGCGATTTACAGGGTGAAGGCGGATGGAATACCGCTAAACTGGCGACAGTTCACGGCCAAGATGCAGCGGATGAACTGATTAGCAGTGTCAATCGCAATTTAAAGTTTCGTGACACGCATACTAAAGTCTCCGAAGGCGCGCAGACCCAATTGCGTGACGCTGCGCGCAAAGAAATGAAGCCGGACCCGTCGAGCGAAACGCCGCTGGTGAATCCGAATATGAGCATGGCGGGACTGCTCGCGACCGGTGCCAAGAAGGGCGCGTCCGCCGTGGTCAATGCCCTTCTAAGGAGCGATCCGACGCGTCATTACGGAGAAGTCGCGCGAGCGCTGACTGAACAAGGCGCGGCGCGTGACGCGCGACTTGCCGCCGTGGTGGATGCGATCAATTCTCGCCGGGGTAACGCCGCAGCGGCGCCGCAGGTGGGAAATTCGGGGGCTGTGGTGGCAGCGCTTTTGGCGAATGCCGGGCTTCATGGCGGTCCCATGCGAAAGCAGCAGCGACCATGAAGGTAACCGCCGCCGCGCAAATCATCATGTATGGCCAAAAGCCGTATGCAGCCAAAGCGGTATTCAATCCGCTTTTGACGATCAGCACCACGCCGAATAGCGCGCCGAGACACGCGACATACCGAACCATTTGCAACTACTAGCGTACCTACCCGTAAAGGTCAACTAGCATGCCCTCATCCAATGGCGTCTATTCCCTCCCGGCGGGCTATCTGGCCGTTACGGGTGCGACGATTCAGGCCAGCCAGCACAACCCGCCGTTGGAGGATATCGCTGCGGCGCTCACCGCTCGACTGAGCCGGGATGGCACAGCAGCGATGTCGGGTGCCATTCAATTCGCTCCCGGTACGGTCAATGTGCCTGGTGCAGTGTTCTCGACCGATCTTTCATCCGGATTCTATAAGACCACGTCGGGCATCGGCGTTGCAATCGGCGGGGTAAAGATTGCGGAATTCCTCGCGGGCGGCTTGATCGGCGCGCGCTTCATTGGCGAATTGATTGCGTATACTTGCATTGCAGCGCCTGCGCTCACAGTGATGCCGTTTGGCCAAACGTTGAATCGGATCACATACGCCGCGCTTTGGGCACAGGCGCAGATCGAAATCGCCGCCGGCAGTACGCTCTATAACAACGGCGACGGTTCGACGACATTCGGCATCATGGATGTGCGCGGCCGAATCCCGGTTGCGTGGGACAAGATGGGCGGCACGGCTTCGGGACGTCTGACCACGGCCGGCTCGGGTGTGGATGGCACGACCTTGGGAAGCGCGGGCGGCTCGCAGACCTATACAATCTTGAGGACTGATTTGCCGAATGTCGCACCGACGTTCTCCGGCATATCAAGCCCACTCGTGGTCGACAGCTTCAACGCAACTCTTTTGAGCGGTAGTTCAGGTTCCGGATTCAGTTCTGGTGGAGCATACCCTGCGGCAAGCGGGGGCTCCATGACTGGCCACGTCGTACCGCAAGGCACAGTTCAAAGCCTCAATGGCGGCGTGACGCAAACTCTTACCAACAACATGCCGCCTGTTCTGGTTACGAATTATCTTCTGTTTGCAGGGGCGTAAGCCCTCTAGGGAGTTACAATGGCCTCGATCCGTCCCAATGCCGAGCCTGCCGCAACTGCTGTTCAAGCTGGCGATATCTTCCTGATCGACGGAGCGACGGGGGTGCGAGCACTTGCGGCGACGGCGGTTTGTGCGGTCGCGGTCGGCAAAGTAGCTAAATTCAATAACTCTTTGACGCTCGCTGGAACGGACGGAAGTACTTTAAACGTCGGAACAGGCGGCACGCTCGGAACTTCCGCTTTTACTAGTATCGGCACGAGCGGCGCAAATGTTCCGCTATTGAACGGCGTCAACACCTTTTCAGGTGCGCAGGCGTTTACTGGCGGCCTCTCAACAACGGGGACAGTACCACCCAATCTTCAAACATCAGTAGGCGCAGGCGTTCCTGCGACCTCCGGCACTACCGATGCATCTCAAAGCTTTGCGTTCGGCAATGGTACCGTTGAAATGCGTTTCGGTGTTTACGCCAGCGGCGCAGTTTGGCTCCAGCCTTCGCTTATCTCGAATTTGGCGAGTAATTTCGGCCAGGTGCTTAATCCGAACGGTGGAAACGTCTCCATTGGCGGTCAAGCAGGTTCGCCGGGAACACCTTATACGAGTGCCGGCCCTGCCGGTGCGACGCTTCTGACCGTAGGTGGCCCGATCGCTACTGCGATTCCGACCACCAAAACTGCTAATTACACGCAAACCGCGCTTGACGGTTCGCTGATCTTCAATGGCGCAGCTTCGCTGACTTTGACGCTCTTGGCTGCATCCAGCGTCCCTGGTCAGTGGCTCACCGTCAAAACGATCGCGGCCCAGACGGTCGTCAGCGCCTCTTCGAACGTTGTGCCCCAGATCGGCGGCGCTGCGGGAACTGCGATTCTTGCTGGCACAGCGGGTAAATGGGCGAGGCTTCAGTCGGACGGCACCAACTGGATCATCATGGAATCAAACTAGCCTTAATGTTGACATTTCGTATTTAACGTGTAAAGGTGCGTCTTATGGCCCTATACGTAGTAGCATCCTGGCTAGAGGACCACCCGCGGCTGGGGATCCTGACCGCTACGTGCCTCGTCGTGCTGTTTGGGCTGCTGCAATGAACGACGGTCTGCGCCTCAGTCCGGAAGGCGGCGCGCTCGTGCGGTCGTTCGAGGGCTGCTTGCACCCCATTGACGCCGCCCGCTCGCAATATCGCCCCTACGTATGCCCGGCTGGAGTTCTGACGATCGGCTGGGGCCACACAAACGACAATGGGCGCAAGTTCGGTCCTAAAGACATTTGGACAAAGGGCGAATGCGACGCGGAGTTTCGCGCCGATATGCGCCGGTTCGAAGATGCCGTCAGACGCCGCGTCAAAGTCGAGCTGACGCAGCACGAATTCGATGCGCTGGTCTCGTTCACCTATAACTGCGGCGAAGGCAATCTGGCCAAGTCGAGTCTGCTGCGCAAGGTCAACGCGAAGGACTTCGAAGGCGCGGTCGGCGAATTCGCCAAATGGAATCGCGGCGGCGGTCGCGTTCTCGCAGGCCTGACGCGCCGTCGCGCGGCCGAAGCGCGGCTTTTCGCTGAAGGCAACCACACCGCAGTGCAGACCCAATATCACGCCGAGAAGCGTGCTGCTCCCGATGCGCTCGACCCTATGCCGCAAGGCGTGGACGTAGCAGAAGGCAGCGTCAAGCCGATGACGACCTCCAAGATCGGCAATGGCCAGATTGCCATTGGCGTGGCTGGCGCGGCAGAGGCCGCCAGTAAGATCAAAGACGCCGTCGACCAAGCCAACTCAATGAAGCAGGGCGTCAAGGATTTAGGCGTGTTCGACATACTCGGCGCTGTTGCGACCAATCCGATGTTCTGGCTGGCAATTGCCATCGTCGGTATCGCTGCGTGCGCTTGGTACTGGCGCCGCCAACATGCGCAGGCCGGTATATGAACCCTTGGCCCCTCTATGCACTCGCCGCTGCCGTGCTCGCTGCCGGTTTCATCTCTCTGTTTTGGGACTTCTGACATGTTCGTAATTGCTACGTGGGTCCTCTCTATCGTCAGCGTCCTTGGCGTCGGCGGCGCAATCGCAGCCTTCATCTTCTTTCCAGCCGTCGCGACGCCGATCCTGGAAAAGGTCACTGCGGCGGTACTCGCCTGCAAAACGTGCCTCGTCGTTGCGGCGCTCGTCGCGTGCAGTCTCGGAAGCTTCTGGTACGGCCGCGACGGTCAGTACGACAGAGGCTACAACGCGGCCATCGCTGAAATTGCCGCCGAGAACGAGCACGCGCTGAAACAAGCCGTGGAGAAGCGCGCCGCTTGGAAAGACTGCAAAGCGCGCGATGGCGAATGGGACCAGACCACGGGAGACTGCAAGTGACCGTCATTCCTTTTCCAATCCGTCAGCGGCGCGTCGCAACCGCTCCCACGCATCGGTCACACCCTTCGCTGCTTTGGCTATTATTGATTCCAGCGCCGCTTTTGCTCGGCGGTTGCGCCACCGCACCGGGACCGGGCTCGGTCGCCACTGGCGAATGCAAGGTGTTCGAAGCGCCGCGCTATGCCGTCAAGGGTGCCCGCCCCTATGACCAGGATTGGATCGACAGCACCGTGGAAGGTGGCGTCGGTGCATGCAAATGGCAACGCCCCGCCGCTCGCCCGGCCGAATTGGATACGCCGCCACGCGCCGCCAAGCCAAAGGTAGCCACAGTCAAGCCGAAGAAAAATCCGCTGTGGGTTCGCATGCTGCATTGGAGAAAGTCCGCGCCGCCGGCCGCTCCCACAGAAGCATCGCCGACGTTGACGGTACTCCCAGCCGAACCCGACGCGCCCGCGCCCCGTAGCGCGATCGACGAATTGCTGAGTCCGGTGCGGTGATGGACACCTCCACCCTCATTGCGACCGTCGGCGGATTATTGGGCATATGTGTTTCAGGCTTCGCGGTAGTCAAGTTCTGGATGCATCTGTCAGATCGCATCACTGAAGCTGATGCGAAGGCGAAAGCGGCCGAAACAGCCGCCGGCAACGCAAACATTCAAACCGCAGCGCTTCACTTGGAAATCGATCGTCTCAAAGCCGAGCACGTCGAGCATCGCGTCGCGGTTGCCAAAGAGTACGTTTCCAAGGAGACGCTGGACAAGTTGGAGTCGCGCGTGATCGAGGCCATTCAACAACTGAGCCAGCGCATAGACCGCAGCTTGGCCTCGACGGCGAACCACTGATGGGAACGCCTCCCGCTACAGACGCGCAAATCGCCGCCGCGCAAGCCGTTCTCCTTGAGCACAAAGGCAACGCCACACGCGCTGCGGAGGCGATGGGGAAATCTCGAGGGGCTTTCAACAATCTCATACGAGAAGGCGAGAAGCGCGCCAAGACGCCGCGCCGGGTCGACAATTCCGATCCGATCAAGCTGCGGGCGGCGCAAGACGAAAATCACCGGCTGCGCCTGGCGCTGAAAGAAGCCGAACGCCGCGCCGTCGATGCGGAGAATCATCGCGAAGGTATTTTGGGACTCCCACGCGAACCGGCCAAGCTTCAACCCCGCTTCATTCGCACCGTGACCGGAAAAGGTCACGGGCGCCAGTCCGTAGTGCTGCACCTCTCAGATTTACACGTCGGCGAGACGGTCAAGAAAACCGAAGTCTCGGGCGTCAACAGCTACAACAAGGAAATCGCTCAAAAGCGCATTGGACGCCTGTTCGAGAGCGCAAGCGTTCTTACGACGTCCGCGTGGCCGGCGAGCGACGGCGCTCCTGAACGCGTCAATGTTCTGCTCGGTGGCGATTTGATTTCTGGTGCCGGTCTGCACCCGGAACACGCCGAAACGGACGGCGGGACGGCATTCGAGCAAGTGAAATGGGCCGCCGAATACATCTCGGGCGGCATTTTGCGACTCCACGAAGCGCTGCGCGCCCGCTTCAAAAAACCCGTGGAAATCTGGGTCATTTCGGTTGTCGGTAATCACGGTCGATCGACGCCGGGTAAGCCGCGCACAAAGCTCGTGACGCTTCAGTCATACGACACCCTGGTCGCCGACTTTGTCGAGGCGGCACTGCGTCATATCCCGACCATTCGCCACTTCCAGCCCGAAGGCTTTGACGCCTATTTCGACGTGGCAGGCTGGCCAGTGTTGCTTACGCACGGTGATCGGATGGGATCGGGCGGCGGAACGGGCTTTATCGGCCCCATGGCCACGATCATCAAAGGGCATCGCAAGATCGTCGATACCGAGTATCGCCAGCGCCGACCGGTGCGGTGGGTGTTCTCCGGCCACTTCCATACGACAGGCGTAACACCGTTCGGCTTCGCCAACGGCTCGGGTGTCGGATATGGCGAATTCGCCAAGTCACTGCGCGCGGATCCAGAGCCAGCACAGCAGAACATGGTCGTGTTCCACGAGCGCTACGGCATGCTGCGGTGGCACAAAATCGGGATGGGCTCTCCTGACGAAGGCACGATTTACAGCGGCTCGCACAATATGATTCTGCCAGTATATGGAGCGACGGGGTGACGACCAATCCAACTCGCAAGCGCGTCATTGACGCCGATAGCGCCACTCGCAAAACCTATCCAATGGCAATGGGGCTGCTCGACTACTTTCCGGACGCCTTGGCCGAAGTGGCGCGCGTCTCACATATGGGCAACGAGAAGCACAACCCCGGCGAGCCGATGCACCACGCACGCGGCAAGTCCATGGATCACGCCGATTGCATCATCCGCCATCTTGTAGGCCGCGGCGGCTTCGATGGCGATATGCGAGAGAGCGCCGCCTTGGCTTGGCGAGCGCTCGCGTTGTTGCAGGAAGAGTTAGAGCAAGAGTTCAATCTTCCGCTGCCGCGTGGGGCTCGGGCCTGATTCCCCGGCGTAGCGCCATCGCGCGCACTACCAGGCGCACGCGTTCGGCGGCATCGTGCATGCGAGCGGACTCCCGCTCCAGGACCATCAGCGCGCGGGTATCGACATCATTCTTGGGCATCGGGGAAACTCCTTGGATGAAGGTTTCAAGGAGTCGATTCATTGAACTGATTTGCGGGGAGAACGCAACGTGAAAAGGCAGCATTCGCGCTGCCCTTTCAGATTGCCGTTTGAACCGCTTATTCCGCTGTAAATACGTGTGCTACGTTGACCCCGATGGACTTCGCAAGGGCTTGGAATATTATGCAAGCCCTTTCTACGTTACGTTTGGACGCGGCCATTTCATCCGCCATGGCCATGACCATCCGAGCATTCAACCCGTCGTCTTTTTGCTTTTTTGACCTTTCACGCACTGCCCCATCCCCGCACTGGTTGAGAGGTGGCCCGATTGCCACTCGCAATTTAACCATATTGTTTGAACGGAAAGCGGTCAAGCAAGAACGCAAAGAGTTCACAGCAGTAGAAATACGGCACCTGATTTGCACCTAATCTAATTGCGGGGGAAACTGATATGGATATTTCAAGGGACACAAATACTTGGGTTAATCGGGGGAATTTGAAAATGGCCGTCTTGAGGCTGACGAGCTGCCAAGTTAGAGCAGCGCGGGCCATGATGGGCTACACGATCGCTCGACTTGCACGCGAATCGCAAGTTAGCGAAAGCTCAATACGTCGAGCTGAACAAGGGTTCGGTCTCCCGAGCGTTACGCTCGATCTTCTCGGTAGGCTCCATCAGTTCTTTGAAAAAGAAGGCTTCAGCTTCACTTGGGAAGATGAGGTGCCGGGCATTCATTGGGCCGGCTATCCTGGTGCGTCGCGCGGCGCCACTGAAGCGGATCCGGCGGGACCGTTTTAATCATTGGCGGGATTGTTGGCGGTAGCAATCGGGAAATCTGCTAAGTGCTGGTCGGAGCGGCAGGATTCGAACCTGCGACCCCTGCGTCCCGAACGC